GCTTAGTAAAATCATGAACAACTACAGGTTCTGCAGCCATTTCCACGATATACGCAGGATGGGGACGATACAATTCCGCACCGAGAAGTTTCGGGAAATCGTTATCTATAAACATTAGACGTTTTGGTTATACAGCACAAAGCTGTTGATACCTGTGGAATGAATCCACTAGAACTGGAAAATGAATTCCATTATAAGAATTATAACAAGACTTAATAAACCAGATTATATAAGTTTATCTATTTAAAGTTGATTAGTTGCAGAATATTTAGTAGGTGGCATTACACCATTAGGATGTCCAATAGCACCCATTTGGAATCCCTGAGGTTGTAAAGTATTTCCTCCACCTTGACTCATTAATTGTTGACTATAAGATTTCAATAAGTCGGATGCTTTTTTTTCTGATTCTTCTGGGTTAGGCATTTTTATAAAGATGAAAAAAAGGGGTAGAATTAACTACCCCAAATTTAATGATTTGATTATTCCATTACAAGTAACTTCTGACGGAAGATCTCAGGATTCTGCTGGGCAGCACTAAGGTACTTCCAAGCGTTCTGAGGATCTCTATCAGCAGCACTACCAAAGTTATTCCAGAACTCAGTAGGATTGCCTTGCTGAACCTCTGGAGCAGGTGGAACAGGCATCTCTGGACGAGATGGAGGTGCTGATGGGAATTGGCCTGTAGGAGCCGCAACAGGAGCAGGAGCTGCAGGTTTGTTAGCTGCTAAAGGATAAGGACCATTAGGACCAAAGAACTTAGTAGTGTAATCGGCAAGTACATCAGGATTAGTAAGAATCTTTTCATAAGCTTTATGCTCATTATTTAATTCTTGTAATAATCCAGCTGCTTCGTGAGTTTGCTTATTTGTAGTTATTAGAGCGTCTTCAACCTTACAAGCGTAGTCATTAAGAACTGCAGGTGCATCAGGACCAAAATGGTCAATTACCTCTAGACTTGCGGGACTGACTCCGTTGGCGAGTAGCTGCTCTGTTGTCAACGCCTCCTGAGAGATTTGGGAAGAGTTGTTGGAGTAAGCCTGGTTGTTGTTGATCCCAGGCGTAGAGGTCGGCGCTACCTGGCTGCTGTACTGGGCTGGAATTTGGGAAGCGTAGTTCGCCTGGTCTGCTACTGGAGTCTGACTCGACTGTTGACCCTGGAACGGGAATTGGACTGGTGAACTCAGGAGCCCCACTACCTTGTTGAACGCCTCCTTGTAGGGGTTGTCCTGAGGTTGGGATGCCTGGGGTGCCTGGTAACTGGACGGTGTAGGGCTGTAATGGGTTTCCTGAACCCCCATCTGGGCTGGCACTTGTGGAGCTGGTGCCGCCATCGGCTGGGAGGTTGCCACCCATTGGGGCGACGTTCCCACTGTTGGCGATTGAGCCGCTGTCTGAGCCACGGGTGCTGCTGGAGCCGCGTAACTGATCGGCTGGGTCTGGGATGGTTGGGGTGCCGATTGGGTCGGCGCTACGGTAGCGTCCTGCATAAGTAACTTCCTTCTGAAGGGATTCTAGTGTTCTATATAAAAATGGAGTGAGATCGAGTCTCGGATCTGCAGCCATCGGTAAATTCGGTTGCTGCGGATGTGGCGTTCTCATCTCTTGATTGATTAAATCAATAAAAGCAGAGTACGCTCTTTGTACTTCTCCAACCATTCTGAACGGGAACCCAGATAACATACCTGCGATTTCGTCGTCAGTTTTTGATGGGAATAAGTACTTCAGTGCTTCTATACTATCAACACCCAATTCTTGAAGGTTTCGTGTGAAGATAGATTGGTTCAATTTATCCTGCGCAGTATCTTCATAAACAGGTCCCATCCAACGCCATAAAATAGTTCTATCACCATCAGGAGCAAGACCTAATACACCATCAGGAATATCTCCTGTCTCTACTGCAACATCAATTGCCTCCTGTAATTTCCTTTCATATCTTGCTTTACTTTTACTATATTTCTCTTGTAATTTTTCATCTTCGGGATCTTCAGGTGGTAGTGGATATTTAATACCAGAAACGAAAGCCATTGACTTTCTAAATATCTGTTCTTCTTGGAAAAGAATTAATTCAAAACACTTACAAACACCATAGGTATATAACTGTAAACATTTCTTTTTAGCCGTCGCACTAACACGTCCATAAGCAGATTTTATTTCAGTAGCAGTTACATTCGTAATACTTAAATCATCAATACCACCTAACGCTAAACGTAACTCACTTCGTAACTGTTCCGCATAACGAGCTTGGTCCGTACTAACAGCATTAGGAGTTATAAAACCTACCCTATCTGAAGGTTCTAAGTTAGCGATAACTCTAGGTACTCGCATACCTGAACCAGGTTTACCAATGTAACCAGAAGGCTGGCGCGAAGAAGGATCTTGTTTATAAGTAGAACTAAATAGATTTAGATCAGAAGTAAAACCAGATTGACTAGAAATACTTGGCCTTTGTGCAGTATCGTCGGTATTGTTTTCGACAATATCTTGTTTAGGTCGTGAAGATAAAAGAGTTGGATTACCAAAGAAAGATAAATTAGCTCTAATATTTTTGACCATTTCATCGTGAGCAACGATCTGATTAGATAACCACTCAAATTCACCCGTACCATCAGTACCGAAAGCATCAGGATTATTAAAGACTTCTACACATGGAATAAACTCCATGGTGTTTTCTACTGTCTTTTTATTAAATCCACTAAAGTCAACTGTTTCTTGATCAAAAGTTATTTCTTTTTCACTATGTATCTCTTCAATTTCAAAAGCAGTTATACGTAAACGCATATAACGTTTATCTGTATTCAAACCTACGTTGTTATTGAAACCTTTTTTTGAACGAACTTTATAAGGATAGATTATGATTACTTCTTCTAAATCACCTTCTGGTGTGTAATAACTTCTATAAGCATCTTTATCAAACCAATAAATACGATATGTTTTCTTTGTTGGTCTTATATAAAAAAGACCTTTACCATAAGCTAAAAAACGATCCCAAATAGAGTCAAGACGAGCATCTAACTTATTGAATTTAATAACCTGCTGTATAAAATCAAATCTTTGCGTACCGAAATTATCTTGATGAGGGAAAAATTCAACTCCTTGCCTTATCCCAAACATTTTCATTTGAGATAAATGGGCGTTCACCAGCATGGTGTCTGCCGTTCCCGTTCCATCTCGGTCTATAACCGATTTGACAATGGAATCCAAAACAGATTTACTATTGCTTTCGCTCATTGTTTTAATTAATTCTATTCGTCAATGCTATACCCAGCGTGAAGTCGTTTGAGTGTGATTAGATCATCCTCAACTTCAACTTCAAACCTTTCATTAGGTTGGATTGATAAATCATGGCAGAGTTCATCGGGAAGTGGAATTACCACAGAACCGTATGCATCTTGTTCAATCTCTAACGTGTGATAGGTAATAGCCATTGTGAGTTGTTCTTTCCAGTTTAAATCGTCAATACTCTAACTCTAGTTTTCCTCTAGTCATTAAACCATTACATAACCAAACTAGAGCATCAACACAGTCATCATGGGAACTTACACCGAAGTTAACGATCTCATCCTTTAATGGTCCAAACCTCCTATATTTATTAAAAATGATTTTTCTCTGTTCAAAAAGACCCATAATACCTCTAAAACGAGCAACTTTATCGCCTCTAAAACCTTTAACTGCATGCCAAAGAACATTGTAAAGACCATGGTCTCCTTGACATATTCTTTTAAAATCTGCTTCTAAAGATGCTTGATATGCAACGGCTTCTGACCAAACATGTATAGAACTTCCTGTTGGAAAATAATTGTCTTTATCTTTATGAACTACACCCCACTCTTCTAACATCTCCATTAGTGCCTCTAATTTTTCTAAATTACCCATTATCCGTAACCGTTTACAATCAATAATATGGATTTTGTCTTTTATACGACCACCCATTACAAAAACAGTATAATCATTTTGCTCTCGAACACCTGCTGATAAATCAACTCCTATTCCCATTGCATCAAATTGAGTTGCTATATTCCCTTTAACAATTAAATCAGGTGATAGAGATAACTCACTAGTTTGTATTATTTGATTTTGATACTGAAAACTAAAAGCAACAGGAGCCTGTCTTCTTCTATCACGTAAATACTCTAAAGACCACATATCAGGCCAATAAGAAACTTCTTCTCCTTCGCCATCTACAGTGATTGCTGATTGAACAATCTGAACCCAATCATTAGCTGGGGTAAAAGTACTGTTATGAATATCATCATGTCTAAAACGTGTTCCTAAACAAATAGCTCTACCACCTTCAAACATGGTGGGGACAATAACTGAATTCCAGTTATCTTCCATTGCTTGGCGAATATCTCTATTTTTAATATCATCAGCACTTTTTATAGCATCATCAATAATACAAAGATGTGAACGTTTTGATGTCACAGCACCTTTAAGTCCTGCACAACACACAGTAAATTCTTCTTCACCAGTTGACTTAATACCTGCAAATTTCCAATCAATACTCCAATATTCATTAGAATTTATACCTTTAGCAATCTTTACTCTGGGAAAAATTTCACGATAAGTTTTACTTTCATCGATGATTCTTTTAATAGCTGCACTCTTAGGTCTCGCAACATCAACTGTGTAAGAAATATAGAGAACTTTTAATGGTTGTTTATTAAGAGCATGTACACCAACTGTCCAAGCTGTATATAAACCAAGAATTGTTGATTTAGCACTACCTCTAGGTGCCAAAATATCAATATTCGGTCCACCAATACCTACAAGACATTCGCTATCCTTACCTGTACATAAATAACGATGCCACTCACGGTGATGAGCAGCTGGTGGTTTATCTCCTACAACATCACAGAAATAAGCAAAATCTTTTCGTGCTCGTTCTACATCAACACTGGAAGTTTTTTTTACAACTTGTTGTTTAGCGGCTGCTCGTGCAGTTCGACGATAGACGCTGTAAATACTTGTTCCTGCCATGCACGTAGCATAGCGGAAGAATCTTTAACTTTCTTCTTGCAATATTTTTGTCCAAACTCCCATTGATGCTTCTTGCAATGGACCTTCTATTGGATCATCACGAAAAATAGTTAACATCTCACGTAAAGCTCTATCTGCACCAGCAAGAATTAATCCCTGTTTATCCATTAATACTTTCTCATCTCCTATTTGTTTAATTGCACCACGTAATTCTTTTTGTAACATCGCTATACGCGCAGTTCCCATATCTTGCTTTACCATCCCCATGTCAATTGCATCTCGTAATTTAGAAATATCTTGCTGCATTGCATCTATTTCAGACTCTAATAGCTCATTAAAATTACGTTTTTTAAATTTCTTTTTAGACCATTCATAACAATCCACAATGCTTCCTTTACAACCAAGGAAACGCGCGAATAAATAAATTTGTATTGGTGAAGTTGCTTGTTTGCAAAAAGCTAAAAAGGATTCACGGTCTTTTGCAGTTAATCCGTTAATCCATTTAATCATGCGCGATAGGCACTTTGAGCTTGCCCGTAATCTCTTGCTTCTTTATAGCGTCTAAACATCTCTTCTTGCAACCCTGTTTTTCGAGTTTCCCTACCTGTTTTACCGATTGTTGCTCTTTGTTCCTGTCCTGTCTTACCTATTGTTGCTCTCTGTTCCTGTCCTGTCTTACCTATTGTTGCTCTTTGTTCCTGTCCACCTACTCTTTGTTCGAGAGTCCTAGTTTGTCTTTGTTCGCTAGCTGTTCTTCCAATTGTTGCTCTTTGTTCCTGTCCACCTATTCGTTGTTGTAACGAAGTTGTAGCTCTCTGCTCTTGACCACCAATTCTTAATCTCGATTCTTCAGTCGCTCTGGTTTGCTGGCCAGCAGTACGTAATCCCATTCGTTCTTCAAAACCTCTGGTCCTAATACCTGCTCTTTCTTCCTGTCCTGTAACCCTAGTGGTTGCTCGTGTTTGAGCACCACCTTCGGCTAATCCTGCACGTTGCTCTTGTCCTCTTACTCTTTCCGTTCCACGAGTTTGAGCTCCTGTTTCTGCAATCCTTGCTCTATCTTCCTGACCTCTTACCCTTTCGGTACCACGGGTTTGAGCACCTGTTTCTGCAATTCTTGCTCTATCTTCTTGTCCTCTTACTCTTTCCGTTCCACGAGTTTGAGCACCTGTTTCTGCAATCCTTGCTCTGTCTTCCTGTCCTGAAACTCTCATCCCTGCACGAGACTGTATTCCTGTTTCAGCAATACGTGCTCTATCCTCTTGACCTTGAACTCTTTGACCAGCACGGTTTTGTTCTCCCATTGACATGTAGTTATATCTCGTCTCTAATCCAGCAGCCTGAGCTCTTCTAATATCTTGATTTGCATAAGCAGCTGCATTTGCTCTATCTAAACGAGCAGCTAACTCCATGTTATAAGCTTTTTGAGCTTGAGCTATTTCAGCTAATGCAATTTGAGACTGTAAAGATTGATCAGGTATAGCTGTCCAATCGGTATCACCAAACCAATCGTTTGCTGTCCCTGTTTCCGCTGACCCTTCACTACTTAAATCCGCAGTAGAAGCAGTAGCATTTGTTCTATCTGCTGCCACATTAGTAGCAGTATTGTTTCCTTGTCGTCTACTTGCTCCCATAATGTTTCTACTACCTCCTAATAGTTTAAAGTGACTGAATAATCAACCGAATTTACGTGCACCACCAGTGTTAGCCATTGCAGCAGCAGCAAGTGCTAAATTCGCCATGCTATTACGTAAATTAGCTTCAGAAGTAGCAGCGGTTCCCATGCGGTTCTGAGCAGCAGATTTTAAATTTGACTGGGCAGATGGCATTAACTCTGCAATATTCCTACCTGTAGTTGCATAACCAATATTTCTCGGCATGTATTGATCATATGTATTTAAACTTTGGTTTAAAGCTTGGTTATAAGCCATTTGATTTAAATTTTGTAGATTTGAGAAATTATTATTTAAATAAGAAGTTGCTGCGGCTTGTGAAAGTGGGCTAGGCACTGCAGAACCTAACATTGGATCCATCATATTTGCATTATTTAATGCAGAATTATAAGCCGCTAAATTAAACTTAGTTTCAGGATTCCACGCCATGTTGTGGTAGGCATCCCCTGTTTTTTTCCGTTTATCAAAATCAGTTCTAAACCCTATTAAACCAGAAACAGCATCTCCTATACCTGCAATAACTCTAGGTATTCCAATAGGAGCTGAAGTATCTACTAATTTACCTCCTTCTACTTGAAAACCTTCAGGAACTTCCTCTGTTTCATAAAAATCACTTAAGTCAACATTTCGACGACCACCGTATGCAGTATCCATTCCTACAAAGCTAGGTATAGATTGTGGGTTTCTTATCTGCTGTATAGTTTGCAGAGCACCTAAAACTTTATTGATATCCATATTACATGTAATTGTAAGAAGAGGTAATAGCGTTACCTGCCTGCTGAGCACCAGTCTGACCCATGTTTATACCAGCTAATTGTGCGTTACCAAGAAGCTGAGCATTAGTAGCTATATTCTGCCTAATTCCTGCAGCAGCCATAGCTCTTTCAAACTCATCTTTCTTAGCTTGCTCAGAGAATTTACGTACCGTAGGTAATGTAATGTTCATAGCGTCTCTCATTGCTTCTGCATTCTTCTGAATCATTAGACGTCTAGCAGATTCAGCACCTGCAGGATTAACAACATCATAAGGATTATTTAAAAGTGGGTTTATTCCTCCATACTGACCCATTCCTGGGGGTACTGCAGGACCTAACATTGGTTCCCCAGTAACAGCGTCATACCCAATTATTCCTGACGCACTATTTAACATTCCACCACCAAGACCACCAGCTGTATTTTGAATTCCTCTATTTAATAATGCATTAGTAGCTAAACCCGTACCAACTGGAACTGCAGCTTGAGCAATCTTTGAAGCTACAACACTTGTCATTGGATTAGCTGGACTACCTATTAAACCAGCAGCTAAATTTCCTGCTCTAGGTATTAATCCTTTTGTTACAGTACCCATACCATAACCAAGAGAAGCACCAGTAAGTCCACCCGTAATAGTTCCACCTATATTCCCTTGCATTAAAGAAGGAAGAGCACCAGCAATACCACTTGCTGTCATGCCTGCAACATTAGGATTACTAATTATTTTTTGTAAGTATGGCATCAGGCTGCCTGCCATGCGTACTACACCCATTCTTCTTCTCTCGAAATATTGTATATACTGCTTATTTTAATTCGACTCTACTTAGGATATTTAGTTAACTATATTAACCAAATAAGCCACCTAAACCACCAATAATAGCTCCTGGTATACCTCCCTTTGCATAACCTGTTGCAGCACCCATAGCAGCACCTAAAAGTTTATTCTTACCTCCTCCACTTGCTGATCCAACATCAGCCATTCTTGTACTACCACCATATAGATTTGGTAAAACTATTGCATTCCTATTGCCAAAATCTACATATCCGTCTCCTATATTTGCTCCAGAATTAGAGTTCCCCATAAGTGCCTGACTGGAAGGTTGTGAAGCGTTATTAATTCTCTGAGAACCAGAACCGCCTTGATTAGATGGATTTGTAGTATTAATAATCCCTTGTGCAGCACCAAGTGCGTCTTGCCAATTAAAACCGCTATATCCTGAATTTGGAGCATTGATAGCAGTAGTCCATGGAATATTACCAACATCTGAAGGGAAAGAACCACCACTAAAACTACCGAATCCCTGATTTGGGGCATTAACAGCACTAGTCCAGGTAGTAGAACCAACATTTTGAGGTAAGTCATACGCAGATGAAGGCAAAGAACTACCGCCACCAAAAACATCACCAGCCCATCTTTTTACAGTGTCCCAAACCATTTTTCTATCTCACTTTTTATAATTATATCGCTTACATACGAAGACCAGTTCCGTATATCGATCTAGCAATATCCATTTCTTTTCCAATGTAAGGTGAATGACTATCTAAGCCACCGCCATAACCTTGAACACCTGGGGTTTGCGCTTCTTGACGCATTTGCTGTAACGCCATTTGGTGTCTAAATTTCATCTCTGCTGTTTGCTGCTGATAGTAAGCAGAAGCAGCGGCAGCATCAATGTTTTGATTACCACTTCCACCCATGTAAGGATTACTACGTTGAACCGCTAAAGCATAGTCAGAACGTGGTTTTGAACCTCCAAATAGTTGACCAAAACCCCACCCAGCAAGACCTAAAGCAGCTCCTGTTCCCGCAACAGCTGCAATATTACCAACAGTTTCAGGTCCTAAACCAGTAGCTTCATAGATCGAAGCTCCAGCAGGACTCATAACGTCTGCATCATATCTACCTGCATTAGCTACTTGTCTAGATTCTGCTCTTGGAGCCTCTCTAAAATATTCTTCAGTTAAGCCAATAGGATTATTATCAGGAATTCTACCAGGGCTACTAGGTCTATAATTTGCACTTTTATATTGACCGATCTCAGTTGCTGGAGCAGTTCCAGTTAATGCTCCTAAAGTAGCGTCTTTTGCGGCTGTACCAAAATTACCGAAAAAATCAACAGCATGCTTTGGTATATTTAAACCTGATAAAAAGTTACCAAGATCTTCTCCAGCTTTACGTGCTGGTTTATCAAGAGCAGCAGAGAGTAAATTAGCAGTAAGTTGACTTGCTGTGTTTGCTACTTTTGGAGGTACAGATGGCATTAAACTTCAACTCCTTGACTAGGGAATTTATTCGCTTCATTAGGATTCATTGTACTCGCCCCAGAGTTTGCAGGTTGCTGTACTAAGAACTCAAGACTCCAAGGACCAACCTCGTCTTCAAAAGCAATTAACCCTCGTTGAGCACCAATTCGATAATTATTTAACCAATAACTCGCCTCATCATTATGAATAGGATGTTCAAATTCTGGGACATCATATGTTTGACTTAATCTGAATAATTTTTCTTCAGCAGGAGGCCATGAATCTTGAAAACCTTTATCCCTAGTGAAATTTCTCCACTCAGGACTATCCATCTGACTGTCTTGTGCAGGGTTCTTTCTTCTTGGGTCACCTGCATAATCAAATCTTGGGGTAGCACCTATAGTCCCCCAATCAATAGGATCAGAACGTGAAAAAGCTTTATCTCGTAAATCTTTGTTTTGGTTTAAATCTTTAACTACAATGCCACGCGCCATCGTTAAACCTCCCACCACAATGGTGTTTCTTCATCTTCTCTTGGTACCCTTACATCATAAGCGGAAGCGGGTAAAGATTCGTCACGTAACCAATCACTTCCTCCTGTAGGTATGTAGGCTGAACTACCAAATCTGTCTTTCTTTAAACCAATGATGGCATCTCCTGGTAACTTAGGTGCTGCAGGGTTGTAATCCATATTGTACTTAGATCTTACATTTGCCATTCTAGCCTCATTTCCTGCCATAGCTCTCATACGTTCTGCTTGTCGTTCACGAAGATTTGCATCAGCCATTTCTTGAAACTTCTCTTCCCCAACAGCCATTTTTAATCCACGTCTAACAACCTTCTTTGCAGCTTGATCACCAGCTTGTGCAAGATTAGATAATACAAGTTTTACCTTGTCAGCATATGGAATATTTAATTGCAGTTTATTAGCCTGATCTCTAACAAAATCTGGATTTAAATTTGTAGTGGATGGTGTAGTTAACCCTTGCTGCCTATTTAAACCTGCAAAAGTAGCTTGTTCATTTTCTTGATGAGTATCATTTAATTGTGGTGAATCACTTAAGTCACTTTCAAGACCTGTTTCAACACCACCAGTCCCTGAGGCAGGTGGATTTAAGAAAGTAGTAGACTGCATCTTGTTATCTGGCATAACAGATGCTTTCATTTGCTCGTTAGCTATAACACTATCTACCTCCTGCATCGCTGCGGGGATTTTTTGAACATTAGCTACTGCTTCAGAGACAATATTTCCTGTTGTATCAAGATCTTTCCCAACTCTCGTTGCTATGTCTTTGGCGCCCTTTTCCGCAATGGTTCCTGCTACTATTGCTGCACCTTTTAAAGGAGAATCAGCACCAGCGGCTTGGTCAAATCTTTGCCCCCAATTTATCCCTTGATCAAATGCATCAACTTCTTCTTGAGCTTTACTAATCGCACCTCTTGCAAAATCACCTAAAAAACCTCTTGGATCTTGCTGTGGCCTAGTAATTGCAGTTTGAGGTTTATCAACAACTACAATTTCATCCCTTGGTTGCTCTACAAGGGTAGTAAAACCATCAGATTGAGGACTTCCAAAGTCATGTGCGGCAACTGCGCCATAAATACCACTTTTGTTTGATATATCTGACATCTTTTCGCGAAGTGGCGTTGGATGTCTAACATCTGGCTCCCTAAAACCATCACCCATAGGACTTTCAAAGTCATGTGCCGCAATGGCATCATGAAGATTATCTATTTTTGATACATCCATCTCCCTAGTAGGTTCTTTAGGTGGTGTTGGATGACGTACAAACCCTTTTTGACCAACACGAGTAGGAATTTCCCCCACATCGCTCGTTATATCCTCAGAAACGGGAGAAATATCTGTTTCACCACTTTTTCCTTGACTTAAACCATAAACTGCGCCACCTGCCAACCCTAAGAGGGCTGCTTTACCTAAACCACCTGCTATTTGGTGAAGAACATTGGGTTTTTCTTGTATTTGACCTCCACGAGCAAAATTTCGGGTGAAATCATACACTTCTGGGGCCATTCTCATCTGTTCTTGAGGGTTTCTAGGCAATGGACGACCAGTTACACGGGAATATAACTCGAAATCCTGCGGAGAGACAGGCATTGTATTAAAAATCTAGCGCTATAGACATAATTTTAAGTTCACTACTCTTTTTAGACGATTTTCCCCTACCGCACCTTAAAAATCACCTATTTGAGGTAAAAAAAATTGTAGGTGTCTGGCGCCTCCCCCCACCAATACTCCGCAGATACAAAAAAAGAAACATATACTGTAACAATTCACGCGGCCAAGCTTGCAGCCCTGTCTAACAGGCAGTTATGCAACGTTAGAAGCCCAGTTATACCAGTGGATTTGCGTGTTACAAATTGTTTTGGACACAACCTGGACAAATTGTTGCAAAGTATTACCGACCGAACTTGACAATTGTTACGATTTTATGTGGATTTTTACAACTAAATGTAAACTTTCCTGGATATTTGTTACAAATTGGCCTATTTTGTCCCTTTTTGGGGTACTTTTTCGGGGATTCCGCGCGTGTTTTGCCTGATAGGCTGAGATCCCTTGCTATGACTACGCGGGGAGCTTGTGGAATACGTCTATATTTCATTTGGTGTCATTTACTTATTAACTACATAGACACTTCCTTAACATCGCCTATGATTAATAGGTAATCAATCAGCCTTCTATTAAAGGTATTCAACTATGCATCTATCAAGCGACCTAAGACAATTCAAACAAGCTTTTAAGCTTAATCCTAGTAACGTCCTAACTCTAACTAATCCTAAAGTTTTAAAATCTGACAGTATCGCACCAACTGCGGTGTTACATATGTTACCAACTAAGGTAGCCTGTCCTGCTGCTGGTACATGTGCACTAGTCTGTCTCAATACTGCTGGTAATCCTGCATATCTCAAGGGGAAGTTAGCTTGTAGAGCTAGAAGGGATAAAGCGTTCAGAACATCACCAAATCTATTTTTAAGACTACTGACTATTGAGGTTTTAAGATTCTATTTAAAGAATAGAGACAATGACCTTTTAGGCTTACGCTTGAACGGTACATCCGACTATCATTGGGAGAATATCGCAGTAAACATTACAGAGACAGACAGTAAATATATTTTAAAGACTTTCAACATTAACTTAAATGCTGGTAGATACGACTCCATACTATTAGCTATCTTGAACGCTTACGACTACAACAAAGAGTCAAGAGTTGGGGATACTCTACACGCTTACGACTACACCAAAAGAACAGACAGAGACTTTCAAAAGTGCTTTAATATGTCATATCATTTGACTTTAAGCCATGGCAGTAAATTTAATACCTTACAGGCAGCATTGGAGAATAAATTGAATTATGCTGCTGCATTTGATATTGGCCGCAATAAGCCACTACCTGAGACTAGTACTATTAATGGAGTTACTTTTAAAGTTCTAGACGGTGATAAGACAGACTGGAGAGTAGGAGACAAAGACGGAGAAACCTTCATTATTGGCTTACGCTTTAAGCGTGTTCCAAACATGACAGAAGAGCTCAAAAGATCCTTTTGTATCGCTTAGACCTTAGTAGCTACCTTAAAGCCTATCTAGTGACTTGCTAGGTAGGTTTTAAAGTGGTCTCTAATGGTCACTTAATCCACTTGTATTATTTACTATGCCTATTCAAAAGATAGCGTTTAAAGAGTCTCTAGAACTGCCAGAAATGACAGACTTAGAACGCCAAGAACTGGACGAGCTCAGAGAATCTGAGGACTATTACAACAGTCCTCTAACTGCTGCCCAAAGGAACCGCTAAACCTTCAAAAATTCGCTTTTTAAATTGGACTCAATGAACTATTACCTATGACACGCATAACAGAAACACGCATAAGCAAGCTAAGCGGCGGTCTATCTGACGTGAGACTATGTGAAGCAGTCCTCAAGGCTTTCTATGCTCAAGACCTACCAGAATTGCAACGTCTACTCCAGTTAGTGAAGGGGAGGGAGTACCAGTATAAATTTCATAAATTAACCCAACGTGGTCAAGGATCAAGAATCTCTGAGTCTGGTCTATGGGATATTAGTTTTGCTTTCCTAGAGGGGAGGGGGTAACATTTTATACACCCTTGTAAACGATTACAACAAAACGACAAAACGTCTCTAAAAATGAGTTATTGTCTAATCAATCACACACATTCATCTAACAATGAAACAATCCTACAGCTCAATCTTTAACCTCTTAGACGACTTCCGAAAGGAGGTAGGGGCTATCAAAGAACAAGACAGGCACCGCCACGAGATGGACGTAGAAATCAACCACCAACTAGAGGAGCCCATAGATAATTTACTGGAACATATCGATAGCATCCTTGACCATGAGGGAGGGGCCGAGCCAGATGGGGAGGGAGGCTACTGCTACCCACAACCATACCCACTATGGGAACAAGTCGAAGACGCTAACTAATCCACCTCTACCACCACCGCACCATGTCTACACTAAACGCCAAGGAAAACTACGCCAAGATCTACCAAGAGGAATATGACGCAGTTGGTGCTGAATACACCGACCCTAGCAGCATCCACTACAGCCTAGACCATGCGGATATGATCGCCAAGACAAAAGCAGAAGAGAGAATCAATGCAGGGGACTACGAGCAAGGAGACTATGAAAATGACTAAGAAACAACTGAAAGTCTTGGTGGCCTGCGAGTTCAGTGGGACTGTTAGAGAAGCCTTCAACAAGCTGGGCCATGACGCATGGTCTTGTGATCTACTACCAACTGATGTGGAGGGGCAGCACATACAAGGTGATGTCCTCAAAATCCTCAACAATCAAGACTGGAATCTCGTTATTGCCCACCCCCCGTGTACGTTTTTGACAGTATCAAATGCTAAGAACTGGGCAGAGTTACAAGCTAATGGCAAACAACAAGCTGCTATTGACTTCGTAGAAGCTATTTACTTCTCTGAGTGTCCCCACGTCTGCCTAGAAAATCCCGTTGGAGCCTTATCAACTAAGAGCAAGCTGGGTAAGGCTACTCAGTACATTCAACCGTATGAATTTGGTCACCCTGAGCAAAAGAAGACAGGTCTATGGCTTAAAGGTCTACCAAAGCTTAAAGGTACAAAGTTCATCGATGTCTCAGGGTTACCTAAGAAGGATGTGCAACGCCTGCACTACCTTGGCCCTAGTAAAGACCGCTGGAAGCTACGCAGCACGACCTATCAAGGTATAGCTGACGCCATGGCTCAACAATTCTCTGATTATCTACTCTCACTCGACAACTAATCATGCCTACTAAGAAATCATCCAAGAAGACTACAAAGAAAGATGCTAACGAGGCATCAACTGAGCCATTGTCTAACTCAGAGGTAGCTGACTTCCTTGAAAGACAGAAGAAGTACCAAGGCTCACTCAGGCAGCAATGGAAACACAGGCTAGCCCCTGAGATATTAGGTCAACGCATTGTCAGACTACGCTACATGACCAAGGTAGAGGCTGAGCAATGGGGCTGGTATAGCTGTCCTCTAGTGATGCAACTTGAAAATGGTACTTGGCTAATTCCTAGCAAAGATGATGAAAATAATGACGGCGGAGCTATTTCTTTATTGAATAACGACAGAGAACTTAAGGAAACTCTTGCCCCTGTAATCACTATCGCTGATGACTAACCCTTCTAACTGGATGGAAAACATACATAAAGACTATTGCAAAAGGCAAGGTCTAGAGCCTCTATCTGCTGATGACCTACTAGCTACAGCAGAGTTAAACGAGGCACAGAAACAATGGCTAAAAGAGTTTAGTCGTATCTGGCAAATCGTTCAAGAGCATTACTAATGATCAACACCAAAGACTACATGGTTGATGGCTGGGACAGATCTCCTCACCTAGCTGTACATCCTTACAAACGAGGGTCTAAACATAACAAGGTTGGTATGTGGATTATGTGGACTTATTACGTCCTCATAACTCTAATAATCATCAGACTAATTTATGTACTCAACACTTAATTCTCACCACCACGCACACCTATCGGAGTTTAATCATGGGACTAGACATGTTTCTATATGGCGAGTATGAACTACCTGCCTACGAAAGTGAAGGGAGAACCTACGAAGAAAGAATGGAAGCTTACAGGAATCCTCCTATTAGAGGTAAACGTCTAGACAGGGTGAGGCAAGCTTGTGGATTACCTACAAACTTACCAGTTGAATTTGAAGACTTTAACTGGTTACATGTTCAATTCCCTATTGCAAAATGGCGTAAGGAGAATGCAATTCACAAATGGTTTATAGATAACTGTGCGCCAAGAGATCACAAGAACAAACCAATTGATGACTGCAAACCATTCTTTGTAAGTGAATCAAAGATCAACGAGCTTGATCGTTTATTAGATACAGTTCTAAGAACAAAGGGTTTAGAAAAGGATTTAACGGCAAGGAAGACACTTCCAACATGCAGTGGCCATTTCTTTGGCTCGACTGGCTATGACGAATGGTACTGGAGGGGGTTGAAGTACACCTCAGATCGCATAAAAGCTTTAATCAAATATCAAGACACACAAAACGAGAAAGATAATAAACGCAAAGACGGAGTAGGCAAGATGTTTGATGCTATCTATTATCGAGCATCTTGGTAAATCACACTTAATTTCCACCACCACACAACCTATAGGACTTAAACCAATGCCAAACTGGATTCACAACGAGGTCACCTTTACCCACTCAGACCCACACAAATTGGAGGAGATGGCTGACATCTTCAGAGAAAGTGACCGACCATTTGATCAACTAATACCTGAACCAGACTGGCCTAACGTACCAGCAGCATCAAATATAAAAGACAGTGCTGGTAACCCAGTTGCAAAGAAGGGAGAATTACCTGAAAAGATAGTACTAAAGCTTGCTAGTGGAAGGGAGTCCATTGAATATGAATGGCCTAGCAGTGGCAGACGAGATGCACGTTGGTACGATTGGCGGCGAAAGCACTGGGGATGCAAGCAAAACCCAAGTGACGTTGAAGTTAACTTTCAAATGGCAGCCAACCTAGTGCATATGAATTTCAATACTCCTTGGAATCCACCTCACGGCATCTATGAGAAATTGTGTGAGATGGGCTATGAGTTTATAAATTGGCAATATCAAGATGAGTGTGAAGAAGAAATCCATTATTTAGTGCCTCTGGAGGTGGTGGCATGACTGAAACTTCTATTAAGCAAAGCTGGACTACCTATAAAAAGGCTGTACTTTGCATACAGATAGCATTAATTATTCACTATCTCAGCTAACACCATGAGTGAAGATGATCTAGAGGAATTCTCTGTCCTCCTAGCAAGAGCAATGAAGCGAGACTATGTACTTTTTGAATCAGTAATCGAAGAGTATGTTGCTGGCTTAACTGAAGAGAAGATAGACCTACTACAACAGGTCATCAACAAACAAGAAGAAGAAAGGGCAAAGATGCCTTACACACTTGACTCCTATCACGCTATGGAACAACCATGAAATTCCAATTCCCAGAAGACTTTGTACCTACCGAGGAACAATTAGAGCTTCAATTCTCAATTAATGAATGGCAAATCATTCAAAAGGCTTTGAGGCATTATGCAGTGCAAGACATGAGCATCACCCCTGCACGAATGGCCAAACAGATAAGAGATGAATTAGCTAGTACTCGACACCAACAAAACATCGAGAAGTTAGAAAAGCTAATCGACCCTGATCTAAAGAAAATTCTTGAGGACTGGAATGAGTCTTAATGAACTAACCCCAGAGGAGCTGGACGTGGTAATCAGAGCACTAGGGGAGTGCAAGTTACCATCAAAAGGCTCTGTATCAGTCACAGCACTGATCCAAAGATTCAAGAAAGCTAAGGAGGCTCCCCACCCCTTTAATGAACCAAGACTCCAGTCCTGGATTAGGAAGTCTTTAAGTTAATCACTCTGAGTGACACACCACAACCACCACAGCCTATAGGAACCATGACTAAACTCACACCACAATTGATCGAGGTTTTAAGAATAGAAGCAGAGAATGCAATAAGCAGAGGTGAGCAAACAGAAGGAGATGAGATGCTTGCTCAATGTATGAAGTTAGGTGTTGATTATTTACTAGACAAGATAAAGCAATCTCCAGAACTTCTAGACTTGCTAGCTCTACAAGCTGAAGAGGATGGAATTGCTGGACATTACATCTATGCCCAATTACTCAGACGTTTAACTCAAGAAAACAATGACTAACCAAAACAACTCTATCTCTAGTCCTTATGCAGACTACAAACCCTATTTCAACAAGAAGAAGAACTATAAAAAGAAGAACCCAGCACAACTGTCTACCACCTTTGGAGTTCGCATACCAAATGAACTAGCTGCTGAAGTAGACAAATTATGTGTCAACGGTCTAACTAGACCTGAAGTAATTCGACTAGCCCTTTATGAATACATGGAGAAACAATCATGAGTACTGAATCAATCAAATCCAAACTCGCCAAGATGTTGAGACTCTCTAAGAGTAACAACGAGCACGAGGCAACCAACGCACTTCACAAATTTGAAGAGCTATGTAGAGAGTACGGAGTAGCACCAACTGAAGTTACTGCTGACTACGACCCTGAAAGAGATGAAGTAATAGCTTTTTACTACGGTAAAAAGTTTCGTAAGCAGGACGCTAGTTACAACCTCATTATTACAGCCGTAACAACTTACTTTAATGGCACAGTAGTTATTACTCGTGAAGATAAGACCAGCTACTCCACCTTCCACAAGAAACGGTTAGAGATCCTAGCAACAAAAGGAAACCAGCTCCAGATTGAACTCTATAGTGATTACTTATTAGAAGTAATGGAAGACCTTAGTTGGAAAGCTAAGGAAGAAAATCCAGGATCTAATCCAAAATACAGAGATCGATGGAAAAGAGGTTTTGCTAATGAAGTTGGGAGGAGATTAAAACAGAAGAAGAAACAACAAGAGAAAGAAGGCATCCCAGAGAGTACTACTACTGGTCTAATCCTAATCAACAAAAATGCTAGAGATCGCAGTGCTGTACAAAAGTTTCTAAATGTAAATTATCCATGCAGACGTAGGGCAGTTCGTTACACTATGGGTGGTGAAGGATACAACGATGGTTCTACAGCGGGATCATCCGTAGGTCTCAACTATCAGACCGAAGGAACTAAACCAACCCTTGCCTTAACTGGCTCTTAATCACACACACGCACCTTTAACCATGACACAATCTACTAGTAAAAAAACTGCATCGAAACTCTTTACACAAGCTCAGTATGGGCAAGTCAGAGGGCCTAGAACTCCAAAGCGCAAAAGAGTTGATATTGACTTAGAAATACAAGCGAAGTTACGCAAAATAAGAGATCTTCATATTAAAAATGAACAGCATAAAGCAACTATTGACGCTGCATTAAAGAAAGCAAAAGATGAAGTTGCTATTTTGATGGAAGTAAATAATGTTGAAAAATTACATTGCACAGGGACAAACTTCTCATTACAACTAAAACATAGATCAAATTGGACTTATTCAAATGATATTGCAATACAAGAAAAGGAATTAAAACGAGCTAAAGAGGATGAGAGAGACACAGGTATTGCAACAAATGACCTTACTATTTACACATCAGTATTAATAGAAAAATGACTAATCACGGACTTGCTCAAAGAGCCTATGCTCTCCTTCCACACATAACTAATGTTGTGCCTGAAGATAACCTTATTGAATTTACTCGTGAAGGAACAATCCTGATTGATAGATACCAAGAAGAACTAAAAGATGACGGAGACTTTAATCTCCTCTGCAACTATACCTGCCACGTCTGGAGCTACTCCCAGAAGGAAGCTAGAAACTTAATCCCTGAAAGAGTAGTGCTATGAGATCAAAACAATATTTCAATTTAATGACCATAAAAGTAACACTCCCTGACGATGGTCTAATAAATAGTTACTCTCCACTTGAAGAAGACACTTTCATACAATGACCTACGTTCAAACCGACTCAGATAAGAAGGACGAAAGACTTCTTCGCCAGCTCCTGACTGGTAAACCTACTACTAAAGAGGTAGAGGCAATTATGACCAATACCTTTAGTGACTTAATTAAATGGACATTAGAGGATGTAACTCATCATCTAATTCATGTATTTAACTTTACTCCAGTAGAAGTAGATCTATTAATAGAACGCTACCCAATGCACATCCCGACCAACACCCAAACTGTTAAAAGGCCAGCTCCATTCCCAACTTTTAAAAAGAATAGTGAGCGTGTAGTCAAATATGCTCAAGATCTTTGGAAAGCTAGGAAAGAACTAAACGAGACTAAGAAACTACTCAGTACAACTGCTCTTAGACCAACTGACTACCCTGATGAAGCAGCATATGACGCAGCTATGGCTGAACGTCTGAATATAAATTCTGCTTTTGTAGATATAAATAAGTATATCGATGGACAATTGGAAAATGCTCATCAATATATACAAGGAGGCGGCTAATGGGACTTCCTGAAAATATTTTCTCTATGGATCTAAAGCACCTACCACCTGAGTCAGCAGCAGATGATAAGGGGAAAATAATGGTTTATGGTAGACAAATTGGCTGGAGAACTGTTGATATAAGAGAAGCTGACCACTTCTGCAAATTCTTTGAATGTACTCACTTTACTTACACACCACCTATTCCAAAAAATGTCAAACAAACGAGCCTCTAAAGAACAACTACAGGAGCGTTATGAACGAGCTGCTAACTTGCTTTCTAAAGGTACTCCATGTCAGGAAGTTGTTCGAGATTTAGCAAAAACCTATGAAGTCTCACCTCAACAAAGCAGAGAATATGTAAGAGAAGGTAAAAAGCTAGTAATTCAAGCAGTTGATCCTGATGATAAAACCTTCATGATCTGTTCTTTAATGGACAGTCTTAAACAAGATAGGCTATCTGCTAGAGAAGCCAATAACTTCTCAGCAGCAGTAGGTGCAGATAAAGCAATGGCTCAAGTTATTAAATTATTGATTCAGCACCAGAGAGAAGAAGATCCTATGAAAATGTGGGGCGAAGAGATAGAACATGCTTTCCAAGACTATGTAAAAGAAAAGTTAAAACCTGCTAGTGGCAAAATCCCTAGATCTAAGATCAGTGATCTTGATCGATTTGAAAAATATGTCCACCCTTGGGATAAACACTGCCAAGAGCAGGACAACATACCTTTCTAACTATGACTTCTTTTATCGTTTGGCTCTGTGTAGTGATCTTGCTCTACATCTGGCTGCGTAACGTTACAAATCATTCGTAAACCTGGGGCGGAGTCTGGTCTGCATGATCCCCCAGAAAACATGCTGCCTAATGATGCTATTACACTAGTCGGGCTAACTGGTGTAAGTCATATAGCCTCTCATTGATATTATTATGGTTCCCGCCGAGGAGTGTTAGTAGTTCCGCAATGGATAGAGGGCTAACACTAAGCATGTACTCGTAAGTCCCCTAATTATTCACCACTTTTTTATTACCATGGCTAGTGCTCCTACTTTCAATATCGGTGATCGTGTTCAAGAGAGAAGAAAAGCACCATCGATACAAAATAATAGAGACTTTAGAAGTCCTAAAACACGATATACAGAACGAGGTAACTCACGACCAGTTTTTGTTGCTCGTCGAAAAGGTACTATTATGAATCGTCATGTAGAAGTAAATAGAGCTGGAAAATCTTATTGGCACTATGAAGTTCAATATGATGGAACAAATAGAACTGAAAAAAGAGCACAAGGCGTTTTGAAACTACTGGAGGAAGAATGAAACATAACGTTCCATGCCCAAAATGCAATTCCTTATCTATAAAAGTAATTTGTATTAAGTATGATGAAGAAAAATGTGCTGTAAGAAGAAAACTTTGCCTAGATTGTGAGCATAGATTTTACACATTACAATACCCAGAAGCCCTTATCTCTAGTAAGGAAATCAAATATACAAAGCAAGGTAGGCAAATCGTTATATTAAATAACTAAAAATTATAAAGAGAAACTTAAGCAACTTAGGAAAGGGTAAGATGAAGTTCTGAAACCCTAACATTCATGACTCACGAACACGGCACAGTTAAATGCAGAATTATTAGTGACTGCAAGAGAGGTCTTGAAGCAATAATGATAGATTTAGCAGTATTAGAAAAAACAGATAACTTAAAAGAAACTCTGTGTGATGTTTATGCAAAACTAGACGCCATGCATCAAGAAAAGGAAACTATATACTTTCGTTAATCAGGGTACTACTAAATAATGTAAATTTACCGATGTATTAATGAAAAGAAAACTGCATAATAAAAATACAATCTATTAATCACATGGCCAAACAAACCTCAGTTCGTTACATCATCAGCCCAGATGGTAAAAAAATTACTGAACAAGTAGAAGGAGTAACAGGTAATCAATGTGCAGTAATTACTAAATCTATAGAAGATGCTTTAGGTGTAGTTACTAGCAGAAAACTTACAGCAGCTTTTTATAATGATGATGAAAGATTTGAAAATTTAGAAGAAGAAGACTGGGTAGGTACTTGTACTACTTGGGGATGTGCTTTGGAACCTAATCGTATAGAAAAACTTGAGGAAGAAGATTGGCGTTAAGAGACTATATAGAACGACCAAAAAAGGATTGGACTAAACAAGACTGGCTTCAAGAGGCACAAGTCATGATTCATTCTCCATGGATTTCGGAGGATGATAGAGAGTATTGGAAAGATAAAATTAAAAAGTTAACTCAGGATAAAGTAACGACAAATATAAAAGGTATACCCCATGAGTTGTGAAACTAATGCTATTGATTCTGCACAAGAAACTAGAATTGTTGTCCAGGCTTTAAAAATTGAGAGATTAGAAGAGAAACAGGAAGAGTTACGTGAGAGATTAAAAGCAGTAGAGAAATGGGTCATCGGAGCTGGGGCAGTATTAGCAGCTGGTGTTACCTTGGTGGGCTTTGCTACTAACATATCGAAAGCGTACCTCTAACCAACTGGATAATAAGATGGTATTAATGTTCCTCTATCTGGAGGATCGTCATCCTCATCGTCTTGAGGGTTAATTAATAGATATAGAGATAAAGCAGTAAAAAAGAAAACAAAGGGATACAAAAGGGCTAATTGTAAGTCGCTCAACATAATTAATATGTATGGGTAAAAATGCTTATAAGATATAAATATATTTTAAATGCTATGAGACCATTAGAAACTCACATCTTTGAATTACTTATGCTGGTATTACCGCTAATATGGTTATGGATATTACTACTAAGTACTAATGACGGACACACCAGGACAAAACGAAGAGACTCCTAAATTAATTACAAGAGAAGAATACATACAAGATATAAAAACTAGATGGAAAATAGTAGCAAAAGAAATAAATGATTTTATTGAAGATGTAAAAAAATTTGTTACCTTTATAAAACCATACGTCGTTAAAACAGTAGATAAATTAAAAGAAGTATATAAACAAGTAAGGACCAGATTAAAAAAATAGTTGAAATAAACTGGAAGGTAAGTTTATTTTTTAGAAAGTGGCGCTACCTGCAGGTCCTGGAAGAGACGAATTATGGGCGAGAGCACAAGCAGATCCAGATAATTACAGAGATACATGGGATGAAAACCAAGTACCAGATAGTGAAAAAGGAAGGGTTGGTCCAAGGTATACATATGATCGCAAGTGGAAAGAAAAACCCTTAGGAGCAGTATGGAAAGATGAACAAAAAAGTACTACGAATAAAATAAATAACAATAATACAAATAACAGAGAAGTACAGATGTCAAGAATGTTATTACCTGATCTTCCACATGAGAGAGGAGGTGGTAGAGGTTTCGGTGGAAGAAGAGGAGGTGGTAGAGGTTTCGGTGGAAGAAGAGGAGGTGGTGGATATGGTGGAGGCTACGACATTGTTGATCATGAATTAAATAGATATCAACCTGCTTTTGACCATGTTCAAAGATATCCTAGAGGATATGGTGGAAGAGGTGGTGGCTCTGGTGGAGGATATGGTGGAGGATATGGTGGAGGATATAGTGGTGGCTATGGTGGTGGTGGTAATAGTGGATCGACTAACAATGTTATAAACATAATGAACCAGCCTAGTGGAGGTAATAATACACAGGGACAAAATGTAGGTAATACAAAAATTGGAGGAGATTCTTGGGGAGGTATAAGAGGGAATTCCGATCTTGGTGACGATGTTACCTTTGGTGGTGCTAAAGAAACAGAGCTGGGGTCAAAAAAGAAAACTGATATATATAAAGAAACAGAGCTGGGGTCAAAAAATAAAAATGATGATGGTTCTTTAAAAGATGACACGAAAAACATAACTGAAAAAGCTGATGATTTTTTAAAAAAAATAATACACCACGATGATGGTTCAAAAACCATACATCACAAGGATAAATCAATACAAACAGTTAATGCAGACACTAGAACTGATAAACAAAAAGCGGATGATGCAACTAGAGGAGACTATAAAAATTATGTAAATGCTGCCTATCAAAGATTATTAGAAAGAGACGCTAATTATGAAGGTGGTAGAGGTTCGACGAAAAACGCCAACTGGTGGGTAGATAGCTTAATGGGAGAAGGAGGTTTAAAAGCAGAACATGGTGGAGATTGGAAGAAATGGATTGATGCTGGTATTGAAGGAAGTGATGAGTATAAGAAAAAATATAGTGACACAATAAGACATGCAGATGGTTCAGTACAAAGGGTACATAACACAGGAAACAATGAAAATGCTGCTAATTTCTTAAAAGCAGCTGCTAGTTCAGTGAGTGATACAGGGAAAGTAGGTGAAACGATACACCATGATGATGGCTCCATACAAACTGTTTATAAAACAATTGAAACCCCAGCTACAAAAGCATTTAGTGGGACAAGAGGTGATATTAAAGACTACGTTAATGTAGCGTATCAAGATCTATTAGGAAGACAAGCTAATTATGAAGGTGGTATGGGATCAGGACAAAATGCTAATTATTGGGTAGATCGTTTATTAAAACAACACCCATCAGAAAAAGGAGCTGTTGACTTAAGTGGTACTGGTGGGGATTGGAGAAAATGGATTGATGCTGGTATTAAGGGTAGTGATGAATATATTAATAGAAAGAAAACTGGAGCTACAGATAAATCAGGTCGAGACGTCGTAATAAGTCAGCAAGGTACTACAGCAAGTGATTATCTAAAAAACGTAGTTAATAAGCAACATAAGGAATGGTTCCTATAGTGTGGCAGCAACAGGCTGGATGTAAGTAGATATACAGTAGCTATAGAATAAATAAAAATAATGTTTTTAATATGGCTACGCGCGGTAATCAGTATGGCGGATTCAACAAAAGAATAGCTGATAACGAGTTTGAAAATAATGGTGGTTTTGGCGGCGCCAATTTAACGGTTATGAGAGACTGGTATAACCCAAAAACAGGTCAAAGAACATCAGTCACTGATGGTAAAACACCAAAAGCAGGTACAGGCTGGGAACGTTACCAAGGTCCAGGTGGTAATGATGATGGAAGAGCTAACGCAGTAAGAGCTGCTATGAAAGCTGAAAAAAGAGCATACGAAAATAGTGGTCCAAGACAAGGTTCAGGAATTAGAAATGCTGGCTTTAGAAGTGATGAATCATGGAATCCTGCAGGAGAAGGTTATATTCCGAGAAAGAGTGAAGGTCTAGGAGCACTTCCACCTCCTCCTCCTCCCGGTTACAGCGGTAGAAGAGGGGGTGGTAGAGGTTTCGGTAGGGGCTACGACATTGTTGATCATGAATTAAATAGAGATCAACCTGCTTTTGACCATGTTCAAAGATATCCTAGAGGATATGGTGGAAGAGGTGGTGGTGGAAGAGGTGGTGGTAGAAGAGGTGGTCTTCCTGGACTCATACCTGTTGGTGGTGATAACTACGGAGGAGGAGCAAGAAGAGGAGGAAATAACTACGGAGGAGGAGGTGGTGGAATTAATAACATTATTAACATACTGAATCAACCTAGTGGAGGTAATAATACACAGGGACAAAATGTAGGTAATACACAAGCTGGTGGTATCTGGGACAACGGTAAAGGTCCTACTCAGTACGGAGGAATATCTAATGGAGGAGGGGGTAGCTCTACTGGAGGAGGGGGCACCTCTACTGGAGGAGGACAATGGAATAAAGGCGCCATTTTAGATTGGTTAAAAGATAATTGGGGAACAACAACAGGTGGAGGTACAACTACTGAAGGAGGAGGAGGAGCAACAACAACAGGGGGAACAACAACAGGAGGAGGTACAACTACTGAAGGAGGAGGAGCAACAACAACAACAGGGGGAGGTACAACTACTGAAGGAGGAACAACAACAACAACAGGGGGAACAACAACAGGAGGAGGTACAACTACTGAAGGAGGAGGAGCAACAACAACAACAGGGGGAGGTACAACTACTGAAGGAGGAACAACAAC